TGTTGGGGTGTTACCAATATTCATAGTATAAGTTCCAGCTTTATCTGTTACAGATGTAAGTGTTGAGCCTGCGGTAGTATAACTACCTGTGTCACTAGCATCAATCCATGCAACTACATTAACATCATTTGGTGCCCAAGGAGTACTTTGTGGTGTTACATCCTGACCCAATAGTTTTAAAGTAAGATTATCACTAACGATTTTTCCATTATATGAAATAAACTTTCGAGCCATATTCTAAGATTACATTTGCCACCATTGTCCTGTACCTGTACTAACTAATATAACCGCCCCACCATTTGCGGATAACTCAAAGGAAGAAACTACTGATGTTGTTATTATGGTATCCGAACCTGCCGCTTGTATGGTTATAGGATTTCTTCTAGAATTAACACCAATATCTTTTACCTCATATCTAATTCTACCTATTGTGGTTGAATCGGGTAAGAATAGTGTTGGAGAAACTGATGTAGTATCAAAACCAATCACATCGTCTGTTGTTGTTGCCGTATATGTTGTTGCGGTTACAGTTGTAATATTTACACCAAAGGTTGCAATATCTCTATATTCTACAACACCTGTAGAAGAATTTCTACTTAAAATTTCTGTGTTTGTATTATTTTCAGTAGGTGTTAAAGATAATGTTAATGTTGATGCGGTAGTAGATTGTAATGAAGTTTCTCCAGTTACTGTTAAGTCACCATTTACTGTTAACCCACTAACAATATTAATAGATGTATTAATATTTACACCATCATTTCTTGATATGGTAAAGGTGTTATTGTTATTGTATGTAAATCCAGTGACAAAGGTGTCATTTAAATCTAAGGAACTTAAATCTACATTATAAGAAGTACCATCATTTTTATCAAATGTAATTAAGGCAGTACCATTGTTATAAGTTCCACCAGTAGTAAATGTATCTGTTATCCCTGTTATGTTATAAGAACTAAAACCATCGTTACCAACAATCTGTATGGTTTGATTAGGGTTATTATTAGATGAACTTTGTGTCACAGTTCCACCTGTACTAAAAGTATCATTTACATCTATAGAACTTAAATCTAATGTATATGTATTACCATCATTTCTTGTAAAAGTTGCTAATGCGGTTCCATTATCGTAAGTCGCCCCTGTTGTAAATGTATCTGTGACTCCCGTGATATCTATTGTAACAGCATCATTTCTAGTTAAAGTAATGGTATCTGTTACATCATTATAGGTACCACCAGTAACATAAGTATTCATAGATGGTGGTATTGCGGTACCAATTATAATTGTGTCATTCACAACCGATATTGTTGTACTACCACCACCACTTAGGGAATAAAATTCAAAATCATTACCATTTCTTTGTTTAAAGACACCTTGACCAGCACCAATATTAGAAACAGTGTTGTCTTCTGCACCTGTAGACGCAAATATCCAACCACAAATTTTATCTTTCTTAGGTATCTGACTACCTTGTTGATATTGTACTGGTATTGTGAACCACCCTGTATTATCTACTGTAGAAGCACTTACTGTAAATAAAACTGCCCTAGTTGCGTCATCATTTTGTTGAATATATATTACATCACCAACATCTAATATGTTTAATAGGTTACTAGCGTCTATACCATTATTAGTAAAATTATTAACATAAATTTCTGTAATACCACTAGGAATAGTATTGTTTAATCTAAATTGTCCCGAACCTGGGTCTGCACTTGCCGTAGGATCTTTAAATTTCCAAGGGAATGATACTGAAGCACCACCTCCACCACCTGAAGTAGCATTTATAGTTATTGAGTTGTTTCCGTTATCAATAAATTGTAAGTTTGTACCACCACTAAGTTGTAAAACTTTTTGTGAGTCATTTCTTGTTAACTCTAAAACATTTGATGTAACCGTAGATCCTGTAACGAATGTATCATTAACATCTATAGAACTTAAATCTACTGTAAATGAAGGAAATCCATTTGCCCCTGAATATGAAATTAATGCTGTATTATTATCATAAGTACCACCAGTTACATACCTATTATTTGAATTAAAGTAACCTAAGTCAATTAAAGACCTATCATTGTAATTTGCTGAATAATCTGCCCCATAGGAGATACCACCGAATCCTGATTTAGTAGAAGAAATTGAAGTGAAGTCGGTGTTATTAACATTAAACACAGTACTATCACCACCACCATCCCATCTCATTTGAACTGATGTTCCACTAGTTGTATATTGGATGGATGAGATTTCACTTACACCTGTAGAGTAAATTTGTCTCGTAGAACTATTACCCATTTCGATATCTCCATTAACTGTTAAACCTGTAACAATATTAATGGAAGTACTAATATTTACACCATCATTTCTTGATATGGTAAACGTGTTTGCGTCATTATAGGTAAATCCTGTTACAAAAGTATCATTTACGTCTATAGAACTTAAGTCAACGTTATAAGAAGTGCCATCATTTTTATCAAAGGTGATTAGTGAAGTACTATTGTTATAAGTACCACCAGTGGTAAACGTGTCAGTTACGTTGGTAATGTTATAAGACACAAATCCAGCATTACCTACAATTTGTATTGTTTGATTGTTTTCATTGTTAGATGAACTTTGTGTTACTGTACCACCTGTACTAAAAGTATCATTTACATCTATTGTTGATAAATCTAGTGTATATGTGTTTCCATCGTTTTTTGTAAAGGTTGCTAATGCTGTCCCATTATCGTAAGTCGCCCCTGTTGTAAATGTGTCTTCAAAAGGAAGTGTTCTAGGTGTACCATCAGAATTTTTATAAAATAAACCTATTGTTCCTGAATTATTTGAATCTGTTGCTGAAACTGAAACAGTACCACCCGTCACATATGTATCGTTAGATTCGGTATAAGCTGTTAAATATTCTACATTAACAATTTCTTTAGGGTTTGATCCTGTTACATTGGATTCATAAGTTGAAGAACCGATTAGTCTACTATCACCGCTAACAACTAAATTATTATCTACAGTAACATTGTTAGTTGCAAATAAACTAAATGTTGTAATAACATTTGTTGCATCTAAATTTGTTGTATATATTTCATTCCATCTAAATGATGGTGCACCTAAACTATAAGTGTTATTTACACCAGGTTGTATAGCTGGAGAAGTGGGAGTATCACCATAAACAGTTGTTAACCCACTTAGTGTTGTATTATTAATTACAGTTAAATTATCTACGTTTTCAATATCGTTTACACCTAAATCTAATGGACCTGTCATTACTCTACCACCATCAGTTCTTAGATATTGTAAATGGTCGTCAGCACCTAAGTTACTAAGTTGACTATGGTCATTTATATTTAATTGTGATACCGCACTTGTTGTAAAACCAATACGTGGTCTCTCATCTAATATACTTGATATCGTTGTTGTACCACCAGATGTTGTAGATACAATAGATGCTAACCTAATAAATGTATTTACCGCAAAACTAGGTGGTGGTGGTAAAGGTGCGAGTTCAGCATCTGTTTGATTTGGATGAATACTGTCTGCATATATTAATAGGTATAATTGTTCACCATCTCTGGTTTCAATACCCATTAACAAATCTTTCTTATAATATCCATCAGTAACACCAGTTAACGAATTTGCTCCTGTATCATATAAACCATCAATAACACTAGGTGTTGCGGCTGATAATCTTTTATAAAAGAAAGGTTCACCAGTATCTCTATAATATCTATTGAATGTTATTCCAGTTGCGGCGTCTAATTCTAATTCACTTGTAGAATAAAAATAAGTACAATTGGTGATATCTAATTGAAGTGGGTTTGATGTATTTTCTGTTATAAAACCACCTGATGAAACAATTGCACCAATAGCCTCTCTAAACATAGTATCTTGGTAGTTACTCATATGGTGAGCATTCAACCTAGAATTTTCAATATATAATATGGAATCTGAATCTGTTATTACTCTACCAAGTATTATGTTAGTTCTATTTGAAGGAAGTGAAGCTGCGGTTTGAAATACGCCATATCTATCATAATAAACATATAAATCACTATTAGCAGCTATAACATAATCCCCTCCTGTTATATTTAATTCAGTAATTGCATGAGTTGTGGGTGATACTGCCAACATCGTAAAACCAACAGTGTCTGAAATTGTTATAGTTCTACCACTTGTTCCTGTTCCAGAAGGATATGTTTTACTTATATTACCACCTTGTGTTCTACCCATAGGGTGTAAATATGCAGCCATTTCACCAATATCTACTAATGGGTCAGTTGCGTTTTTAGCGTAATTTACTTGACCTCTAACATTTATATCACTAGAAAAATAAGCGGAAACACCAGTTAATGTGGTGGTATCAATACCACCATTAACGGTTAACCCTGTCATGGTATTTATTGTCGCAGAAAAATTAGAACCATCATTTTGTCCTATGGTAAAGGTGTTTGCATCATTATATGTAAATCCTGTAACAAAAGTATTTGTATCTGCTGGTATGGTAACATCTACCTTAACTAAATCACCAACAGTACTAATAGTAGTGTTAGAACCACCTGAAAGTGTTCTAAAATATAAATCATTACCTGATTTTTCTTTGAATATTTCTTCTCCACCACCTACATTGATTGCTCCTTGTACGTATCCTGTTTGTGCAGAAAAAACTTCCCAATAAGAACCTGACCATTGCCAAGTCTTTTCGTTAAAAGTGTAAGTTTGACCTACTATCGGACTATTTGGAAAATTAATTGCCATACTATTATATAATTATCTTTTTTTCATTTTCTAAACTAAGTTATCTATTAATTGATATCTAAATATTGTTGTCATATCTACGTCATTCGCACTAACATCCATATAAAATTCAACAAAAGTACCTTCATTTAATACTATTGTTTCATTTCTTTCTATTGTAGATGAAGTTGTTAGATTATATGGTCTTAAAATGTACCAAGAACCTCCTTGTGGTTTAACTCTTAAAAATAATTGTGCAGAAGCGTTTCCAGTACCCACCGCAATATTACAGTGTATGCTATCAATAATCATTTTATTACCTGTAGGAACTCTAAAAGTTGCTTGTTGTGTTCTTTGTGCTACTTGTGGTATAAAAGCTAAAACTTTTGTTAAATCGTTAGGAATACCATTAGTGTGGTCCGATCCTAATGTGACATAAACATCACCAACAAGTGTTTGATCATCACCACTAACAAATGCGGTATTACAATCTAAACCACTAACACCTATAGAAACAGGCGTTTGTCCACTTATAATAGTTTCATACTGTTTAAGGTCGTTATTTGAATCATTAACTATTGTGGTAATTTTAATTCCATTATCTGAAGCACTTGAAGATGAAACATAAATTGTGTCTGCGGTAGTTGAAAATGTTTTTCTATTGACTCTAGGTGACCTAGCGTCATCCGCTAATGCCCAAACTGTTACATCAGCGTCTGCAGTATCTATCCCACTAACTGTACCAAATTTAGTTCCCAAAGAGTTATTTGGTACTAACCCTAAAGCTATCTGAGTTAGGGTATCACCAACAACTAAGGCACCTCCTGTTGTATATTTATTATTGTCTTTATTAACTCTTAAATCTGATTGTAAAAAGAAACTAGATTGATCTATTGAATTATTTGTATAAGAAACTCTAAACCCATCTAATTTTGGAACAAAGTCTAATTCTAAATAACCCCTATCTACGTCATTTTGTGCGAAAGTATAGTTTAACGTTTGTCTTACTATTGGTGTAGTTGCCTGTACATCGTCTGTGAATTGAATAGTTAATCCATCTATAGATGATGGTACATCTGCTGATATAAATAAAGAAATTGAGTTAAATCCATCAGTATCTATCCAGTCCGATGTGTAAGTTTGACCACTTAGTAAGTTACTAGTTGTTACAAATCCAGTACCATCCGCAACCGCGTTTACAAAGTCACCATCAGGTTGTTTACCTGTTGCAACTGACCTAACTAAGTTACCTACCATAGATGGTGAGATAAATGAATTAACCCCTAATAACTGACCACTTAATGATTTGGTTAATAGTTTTGTTTCATAAAATATTTGTGTTGTTGTTCCCGTACCACCATTAGTAAAAGTATATTGTACATAAGGGGTAAAAGCGGGCGCGGAATATAATTGGAATCCTGTACTCGCTAAATAAGGAACACTTAAATACCTTTCTACACCATTCTGTCCCACAGTTGTCCCACTACAATTTGAGGTTGAGCAAAATTTAAATCCTAAAGTACCATCATTACTACAAACCATATGTGTTTGTACTTGTGTATATCCTTGTGCGTCTATTACATCACTACTAAATGTGGCACCACTAGCTAAATTTGCGGTAGTTTGAAACCCAACACCATCCGATTTATTATTAACAAAAGTACCTGTAGGGTCTTGTCCAATATTAACCGCCCTAACTATATTTGCGTCTGAATCACTACCTATTGGTTGGTTGAGTGGTGCACTCAATACAATTGGATCATAAGAATACATAGTTCTTATTCTAAAGAAAGTTCTACTACCATCTGCACCTGTAAATTTAGGTCTAACATATCTAGTACCTTTCCATGCCCCATGTACTTCATTTATACCAGCAACTACTGTAAACTCTTGTGTTGGGTAAGAAGACCAATCACTACCATTTTGTGAAAACTCAAAGGTTAATGTTCCTGATTCATCTGTTTGTAGATTAACTCCTACATAATTAAAATCGTTTTGTTCTCCCGCACCTACAAAAACATTCCCAGTCCATAAACTACCTGTTGTTGCGGTATAGGAGTTAACACCAATTTGTGATGTCAATGCTTGTATGTTTGGTATGTAACTCATATCTTATTATTTTTTATATTATCCACCAGTTATTATTTCTTGCAACTAAATAAAGTGCTTGATAATTATTTGCCATGTCGACACTTGAATTACCATCAATTAAACCTACTGATGGTATTAATCTTATTCTATAAGTACCCGCATTTCCACCTTCATCTTTTACTGTGAAATTAAATCCATCAATACCTGTTGGGTCAGGTAAGGTTAAATCTACGTTACCCAAATAATTAACACCATAGTAAGTGTAATTAGTTGTTAAAGTTGCTGCTGAAGTTGTTATAGCTGTTGTTATAAAAACCCCTGTAAACCCACTTGGTCCTTGTGGACCAACAGGACCTTGTGGACCAATAGGGCCTTCTGGTCCTGGTTGTATTAATGGTTGTACCCACTGTGAACTATCACCATCATCAATGTATACAAATTCAGAACCAATACTAGTATTAAACCATCTATAACCATTACTTAATGTAAACCCTGTTGGTGATGTTTCAGATATAAAATATTTTAATCCATTAACATCGATTACAATTTGGTTGGTCGATGGGTTGGTTAAAGTGACATCGTTAGCTCCACTTAAACTAAGTACATTAAAACCATCGTTTCTTGTTAATGTTGCTTCATTAGAACTAAATGTGGTTCCTGTAACAAAAGTATCTCCTGTCACATTATTTATTAAACTAGCTAAACCAACACTAAATGTTGTTTCAGGGGAATTACCAACAAAATCTATCGCATTTGTAGAATTATTATAAGTACCACCACTAACAAAATTATCAGTTATACCAGTTAAACCACTACCATCTCCAACAAAAGTTCCATTAAAAGTACCACCATTAAAAGTATTACCGTTAAATGTCGTGGCTGAAATTGTACCTGTTGTTGCTATGTTAAATGTGACAGCACTTAATATATTAGCTAAATCTATCGTGTCTACATCTGCCTCAAAAGTAGAACCATCATTTTGTGTTATTGTAAATGTGTTAGAACTAAAACTAAAATTATTTACAAAAGTATCTGTAAGTCCTGTAATGTTGTAAGGCGTAAAACCATCATTACCTGTAATTTGTATTGTAACTTGGCTACTACCACTTGTTGCTGATTGTGTTACAGTACCACCTGTACTGAATGAGTTAGTATCAGTAGGGATATTAACATCAATTTTTATTTGATTTGTTGTTGGGTTACTTAATGTTACATTAGTTCCTCCTGTTAAAAATAACACATTAACGCCATCATTTCTTGTTAAAGTTGCTTGATTAGAACTAAACGTTGTTCCTGTAACAAAAGTATCGTTAACATCTATTGTTGATAAATCTAATGTATATGTATTACCGTCATTTCTTGTAAAAGTTGCTAATGCCGTCCCATTATCATATGTTGCACCTGTTGTAAATGTATCTGTAACACCAGTTATTTCGATTGTGCCACCATCATTTCTTGTAAGTGTAATAATATCTGTTACATCACTATAAGTACCACCTGTGACAAATGTGTTAGTATCGGCTGGAATAGTAACGTCTACCTTAACCACATCACCTACTGTAGAAACTGTTGTATTTGAGCCACCTGAAAGAGTTCTAAAGTTTAATGTGGTACCACTTTTATCTTTGAAGAATTCATTTGCACCACCTACATTATTAGCAGAATCTATTTTACTATCTAATATAGTTTGGGTATTTGCGGTATAACTATTAAATGTTGAGTTATCTGTTTTACCACTTAATAAAGGTAATAAATCAACATTATAAAAATTAACTCCTTGGATATTATTATCAAACCTTATCTCTGTTCCGTTTAGATATGCATCAGTGGTATAAGAATCTGTCATCCCTGTGGTAAACCCACTAACTTGGAATGTACCACCACTTGAATTAGTATAAGTTACTATTCCTGTAGATGGATTATAGACACCACTAACAACATAAACATCAGATGCTAATACAGCTAAATTAGAAACTAAATCAGGTTCTCCATTATTTTGTTTAATGGTTAAATCGTAGGTTGTATTGTTAAAGGTAAAACCTGTAACAAAAGTGTTTGTATCACCACTAACTGAAGCGACTAAAGAAGTTAAATCAACATCGAAAGTAGTCTCAGGTGAATTACCAGCAAAGTTTATTTCTTGTGTGCCTGTGTTATAAGTACCACCTGTGACAAAATTATTGTCAGTAGATATTCCTGTTAAATTTGAACCATCACCATAATATGTGATTCCAGAAAGAACAGATATTGTAGCATCAAAAGTAGAACCATCATTTTGTGAAACAGTAAAAGTATTTACATTATCATAAGTAAAACCAGTAACAAAGGTATTTGTATCCGCCGGTATCGATACATCTATTTTAATTTGATTTGTAGATGGGTTACTTAAAGTAACATTTGTACCCCCTGTTAAAAATAAAACATCTACATTGTCATTTCTTGTTAAAGTTGCTTGATTAGAACTAAATGTGGTTCCTGTAACAAAAGTATTTAATATAGTTAAAGAACCGGCGTCTCTATATTTTACCTCACCAGTTACACTGTCACGAGCTAACAATTGGGTTAAAGTGTCGTCATTTGATATTGTGGTTAGTGTTAAACCACTTAAAAGAATTAATCTATCATGAACAGTAACTGGGGAACAACCATATATATTAGATGTGTGAATTCCAGTACAAGCAGTTAGTACACCATTAAAATAAACATCACCACTGTTATAAAATACGGCGTCATTATTAAAATAAACTTCACCGTCATTATAAAAAATATTATCATTTAAATTAACACTATCAGTACAACCTGATATGGTTTTTAAAAAAGTTGTACCTTGACAAACATAAAAATCACCAGTAGAACCAGTAACCGATTGACTAGAAGGTTCAACAACAAAATACTTTACTATATCTGGACCACAATTTTTATTACTCATTATACCAATATTAATCCATTTAATGTTATTTCAGCTATCTTAGTAGAATCGGTTTTAACTATGTTTACAGTTATATTATCTTCCGTATCTGCGATAAATGGCAATGAAATAAGCGAACCATTTTTATAAATAGTGTAAGTTGTTATATTATCAGTACCTATTGATGTAAAATTAGTTCTATTATCTACCCTAAAAGTAAGACTAGTTGCGGCACTAGGTAAAAACTGTACAACTACTTTTAATGTTTTATCTTGTTCTGTCTCATCTTTAATAATTCTTGCAACAGGTCTTGGTCTTCTTTCGTCTAATTCGGTAGTAACAAAAACCCTACTAATTGCTGGTTTAACATCGAATTCTTCTGAATCAACAAGATATCCTTGTAACTTCATTTCAAAACTTTGAACATAATATCTTTTAGATGTTAAATCATCTATTTGACTTTCATCACTAATTGATTCTAATAAAATAGGAAAATAATGTCCTTTTATATTAACATAAGCTTGTGCTGAAGCAAATGTTTGCATTACTTTTTTAACTAAAATATTTAGTTCTCTCATTTTAAAAGTAAAAAACCTAACAGTATAAATCATATCAACACCAACTGGGTTAGGTATCCCATAAATGTCAGCTCCCTTTCTATTACCATCCCAAACAGGTATTTGCATATAAGGAAAATTCTTTCTAACAGGGATTTTAAAATCAGCCGGATTAGTCCCAGTATCAGGATTGGGCCTTCTAACTACCGAAATAAAAGGTATTTTTATATTTTTAAATTTATCGGTATTTGGCCACACTCTAGCAAATTCATTCCATCTTTGTAGTGTTAAAAAATTAACAGGAACTTTTTCACCTCTAACAACAATCCCTAAATCGTTTTCAACAAATTCAACAAAACCAGCATCTAAATCCTCAAAATCAACAGACCTTGGTAAAAATTGTTTGTTTTGATCTAAAAATTGGTCAACCCAATGTTGAGGACCTCCATTAGGGTCTACAACTTTTATATCTATATCTTTTTTTCTTTTTTTAGGTAATGCCATAATTATTATCCATTAAATTCTGCTGGGTCTGCGGTTACACAAGTTATTTTTCTATAATAAGACCTATAACCCACTCTAGTTTTTTGGTTATCACTATTAATTTTACCATCATCAACCACGGTAAAATATTTTACATTATCCTCTTTATCAGGATAACCAATGTAATCACCATAAGTAATATCAACATCTAATTCTTTTAGTTGGTCCTCTAAAATAGTAAAAGTTAAATTACCATATTCTTCATATCTAAGATAACCTTCTGTATAAGCTTTAGATTCAGATTCTTCCAAAGTAGGCCTAACTTTTAATTCAACAGGCGGATAAAATTTTATTTCCTCTACATCAGACTCACCATAGACATCATCAGTTTGACTTTTAATTCTATCTATTCTAAAAAGGATAACAGTAAAATTTAAATCCCCCTCGATAAATTCACGAGCCATTTCATTTTCTAGACCAAAATCTAGATAGTCATAAAATTTACCCATTCTATTTATCGGTAACCTTTTTTTACTAGACATAAAATATTGTTTTTTTATAAATATTTAGTAATACCCTATTTCGTTTATTTTCTTTAAATTGTTTTTATATTTAATAAGTTATGTTAGATATTAGTAAGTTGAAAAACAGAAAAACTCTACTTAAACTTGCAGAGTATGAAGGTAAAAATGAGTATATAATCTCATTAAAAGAAAAGTTAGAAAAAGAAGGTTCTTTTTTTATATCACCCAGTGTTGCGGAATATATTGAAAATAATTTTGATAGGGACCCTTTGGAAATCAATAGGGTTATCACTATTAATGAATTTTTTGGTAAACAATTACAAGAAAAGTTTGATTTAAATCATTTACCGGAAAAAGTATTGGTAGAGTGGGTTTTAGGTGAAACAGAAAAAAGTTATCATGTAAAAGGAAAAGTATTTAAAAATCAAAAATACTCACCAATGTTCTATGTCCCAAAAACACAAATATCAGAAAATTTATATGACATTGAGATGGATGTTGATATAGACTTTGATAAATACCAAGAAATGGATAAACGTGGATGGAGAGTTTTCCCCCATCAAGAAAAAGGTATAAAATTTCTTTTAACTAAAAATAACAGAATTTTGGGTGATGACATGGGATTAGGTAAAACCCTAATGTCAACAATAGCTTCAATAGAATCAGGAGCTGAAAAAATATTAATAGTTTGTCCCGCAAACGCAAAAATAAATTGGTTTAGGGAAGTTAATGCTTATATCCCAGAAGAAGATATTACAATAATTAAATCAGGTCATTGGGCACCTAAAAAATACACAATTATCAATTACGATATTTTAAAAAACTTTCATACTATAGTTGACGGTAGAAAAACTTATAAAGACTATGAAATAATAAGACACTTAGATGATGAAGGTTTTGATTTAATTATTTTAGATGAAGCCCACATGGTTAAAAACCCAAGTAGTAACAGAGCTAAAATAATTAACCAAATCAGTAAAAACATTAAAAGAAGGTGGTTATTGACGGGAACACCATTAGCAAACAGACCAATGGACTTCTTTAACCTATTAAAAATATGTGATTCACCCGTTACCGCAAGTTGGAAACAATATGCTTTTAGGTATTGTGATGGTAAAAAGTTTAAGAAAAAATTAAAAAATGGTAGTTACAGAGACATATGGCTCACTGATGGTGCCTCTAACCTAGAAGAACTACATGACAGAACAAAAAATTTAATTTTAAGAAGAAAAAAAGATGATCATTTAGATTTACCACCTAAAATTGTGGCACCTTATTATATAGAGATAGATGATATGGGTGAATACAATAGAGTATTTGAAGAGTATTTAGAATGGGCTAAATCAGAAGGTAAAAGATTAGGAGCTGGTAGACACATGGTGGAATTAATTGTACTTAGAAAATATTTGGCTTTAGAGAAAACTAAACAAAGTATTGCTTTAGCTGAACAAGCGATAGAAAATGGTAAAAAGGTTATTATTTTCACTAATTTCACCCATTCCTTTGATACTTTAATGAAACACTTTGGTAAACTAGCTGTGGGTCACAACGGAAAAATGAATGGAACACAAAAACAAAATTCTGTAGATCAATTCCAAAATAACCCTAAAATAAAAGTTTTTGTTGGTAACTTAATATCGGCTGGTACTGCAATTACCCTAACTGAGGCAGAAGTTGTTATTATGAATGATTTAGATTTTGTTCCCGCTAATCATGCTCAAGCTGAAGACAGAGCTCACCGAATTGGGTCAGAATCAACAACTAACGTCTACTATCCAATTGTAGTTGGTACCATTGATGAAATGATGTTTAAAATCCTAGAAAAGAAAAGAAAAATTATAGATACAGTTATTGGTGACGAACATATATCTATGGACATAGAAGAAGATTTGTTTGGTGAGTTTATGGTGGGTTATTTTTAAAGTTGTTCTTTTTTAACTTTTATAATTTTTAAATATAAATCATGATTAAATTTAGTATCAGATTGTGTCCAATAATCGTTAATATAAATCATACCTGGATTTGAATAAGGTCTAATTATTCTGTTTTTTGGTACTTGGGTTGATTTTATTTTTATCATAATTAATATTATAAACAAATATATACTAAAATAAAATAATATACAATATGGAAGACAAAAATAAAGAACAAGTCGAACACCCAAAACATTACAATAAAGGGATTGAAATGTGGGATTACGCTTATTCCCACGATTTAAATTTCTTTGAAGGTAATATTGTTAAGTATGTAACTCGTTGGAAACATAAGAATGGTTTACAAGATCTATATAAAGCTAAACAATATTTAGATAAATTAATTGAATTGAAAGAGAATTCTTGATATTTATCTGAAAAGGTAAAGAATGAATATTATTTTAAAGGAAGGTTTATTAAATGAAGGTGGGTTACGTAATATACGTGATCTTTCTAATCGATACGACAAAGCTAAGATTTATTTCCACCAAGACCTAGACGGCGTGACTACAGCTTTAGCCATGAAAAACTATTTAGAAAACAATGGTATTAAAGTTGTTGACGCAGAAATAATCCAATACGGAGATAAAGAGTTTTCAATTAAAAAGCCTTCGGCTAGTGGTGATATAATGCCTGTTTTAGTTGATTTTGCTCACGGTAAACCTATGTTTGTTATCCATACTGACCACCACGATAAACAAGTGGGGGCAGAAAAAGGAGCCTCAACTTCTTTTAGACCTTCACGTTCAAACGTTGAAACTATTTCACAAGTGGTCTCACCTTCAGATATTTTCCCAGACCAAGATATTAAAATGATATCTACTGTTGATTCAGCTGATTTTGTTAAAATGGGAATTAAACCTGAAGATGTGATGACTTATGTCTTTAAGTTAGACAAAGAAAAAGAACTTTCTAGAAATAAAAAAATTATGGCTTTAGTAACAAATAAATTGTTATTAGCCTATAAAAATAAACCACAGTTTTTAGAGAACTTGGTTATGAACTCTAGTCCTTCACTTTTAAACATTTATTTAAACATTGTTAAACAAGCGAAAGAAGATGGTTATGTATCACCAGAAGTGATGAAGTCTAATTTGGAAGATTACATCCAAAAACAAAAAGAAAGTGATAAGGTTAATTATAACAAAGATTATGTTTTAAAAAGCAAAAAAACTTATAATATAATTTCACAATACGGTGGTGGAGCTTTATTTAAAGCTGGTGCTTATGATAGATATGTACCTTTTAAAAACTATCCTGACGCGAATTTCTTAATTATAGTATGGCCTTTAGGTTTACTACAGGCATCTTGTAACCCATTTAAAGCTAATAGAGAATTAAAGGGGGTTAATTTGGGTGAAATAGCTCAAGAAGTGTTAAGTGTTTATGAATCAGAATTAAAAAATAAGATTATAACGATAGATACTGTTAAATATTTTGCTGAAAAAAGTAAGTCTTTTGGTGATGAGTCTGTAGGATTTAATTTTACCGATATGGTTGCTATGTTTGAAGATACTGATAATGGTGTTATGGGATTGTACGAGAAACCAAAAGGGTCATCAGACGATTATACCGTTGAAAGATGGCAAAACGCAATAAAAGTTGTAATGGACAAACCATATAAAGACTTAAATGAAAGAGAAAGAAAAGCTCTTAAAATGTTAAGTGTGACGGGTTGGGACATGATTCAAGCTAATAGTGGGGGTCACAAATGTATCACTAATATTTCAGGACTAATGTATTTCGGTAAAGATAGTTTAGACTTTTTAAAGAAATTTTCTGAAAAATTTAAAGAAGAACTTAAAGACACAATAGACTTTGACGAGATGTTAAGGGTTTGGATTGAACATCATGGGGTTGAGTCTATATATCTTCATAAAGGTTGGGGTTCAGTACCAATGGGTGTTATGAAATCCTCTTTAAACAAACAATTAATACAAAAATATAATAAAGAATTATATCAAGACATAATCAAATTCTACGGTTAAAAATGGGTGTAAGTAAAAATAAGATAGATTTATAGTAGTTATTATTATGAGAAACATAATTAAAAAAATATTAAGAGAAGAGTTACAGAGACCGATACCTAAAATGGTTTTTGAGTCAAGAACAAAAAAAGGTCTATTAGTTGAGGGTACAAATACGGTACCAGAAATGGACTTTCAAAAATTCTATGAGGACAATTGGGATAAAATGCTGTACGGTGTTTGTATGAAATACACAAAAGACAGAAATAAAGCAGAAGATTTTTGTCAAAACGGATTTATTAAGGTTTATAAAAATCTACACAAATATGATGATTCTGGTTCTTTAGAGGCTTGGGTTAGTCGTGTTATTAATAATAACATTTTAGATGAATTAAGAAAGAAAAAAATGAACTTTGTTGATGGTGAAGATGGTTTTGATTTTTCTAGATTAGATGTAGGTGAAGAAGAATATGAAGAAGAAGGAATTTCCATAAATGATATTAAAAAAGTTTTACCACAATTATCTCCAGCATACAAAAAAACTTTTGAACTTTATTATTTAGATGGTTTAAAACATGATGAAATAGCCGAAGAATTAGGTGTATCACCA